CCTCTTTCTGAGAACGATCGCAATCTCTACCTTGGCCTGATCAAAGAGCTAACACCGGAGGGTCTTGAGTCATTCTGCGCCGCATTTCGACGGAGTTTTGGTCTGAGTGAAACTGCTAAAGTAGCTCCTTCTCTTACGAGCGAAAAGCACCGAGACTGGATAAATGCCAACCTAAAAAATCACGTCAATGTCTGAAGACAACAAGCCAAAAACTCGCTCTGAACGACAAGCCGAGCAAGACGACAAACGCAGCCACAACTATTTTCAAGTTCGCCTTGACGAAAGCCTTGGCGACAAGCTCCGCGACTACATGAGGCAGCGCGATTACAACGCTAATCAAGCCCTCAAAATCATCATCTCTCGTTTTTTCACAGGTAAGTAACATGGCCGATTTTCCACAAGACGCTTTCACTCTTTGGTTCAATTGCAACAAGGATCAGAAAACAGAAGGAGCCTACTGGGCATCCTCTGAGGTTCCTGTCGATGAGCTTCGCAAACTCTTTGCATGGATCAAAGACGCTCCAAAAACTGAAAACGACAAGGGCCAAGAATGCGTTCAGCTACGGGCTGGCCTTCGCCCTAGGGTGAGCAAAGCTGGCAACGATTATCTTTTGCTTGCTATTAGCGATCAGAAGCCACGCAAGCCGGAGGCAAACAACAACATCGATTTTTGATGTTTGGGGCATCAAGCGGGCCAGCATCGAAAGAGCTGGCTAGGTTTGTCAAGTACCTTATGACCGCTTCGTGTAAGTCCCTACAACAGATTTAAAGCTTGGGGCATCAAGTGGGCCAGGGCCGAAAGGACTGGCGGGGGTGGATCCCAGTTGACCGCTTCGTGTAAGACCCCACTCTTCGATCTAGCTTGAAGAGATGGAACCAACTCTCAAGCGCGTGTCAAAAAATGGTGAATGGGTCTGGGAGATTACTTGCAACGGAATGACCCGTTATCACGCTCAAGATTGGCAAGCTCGCTGGATTTACGAACAGGCATTGCGCCTTTATTCCAAGCAAGCAAGCTGAGCGTCCATATCAGCAATGCGGCTAACGGCTTGGCCCAAAAGCTTGCGCTGATGCCAGTTCTGCCGAACCAAAGCCGCACATAAGCCTTGGACTTCTTCTATATCCGTAGTGTTGTAAACAGAGCGAACCGAACGCTCCATCATCAGCTCTTCATGGAGCGTCTGCTCCGCGATCATCCATTTCATGTCGTCCATCATTAACCTGCTCCAGGATCTTGCGCTCCTCAGAGTAAGGAGGCTGCCTAGCCCGAATGTAGTCATGGAACGTAGGGACTAGCCACTCCTGTGGCGGCCAACAGTTATCCCAATTCACCGGCTTGGCGCAATTGACAACAACAGTTGACCAGAAGGCAATTAAATATGACCAAAGCCAATACAGACCCATCAGGCAGCAACAGACGGCATAACCCGCAAATGGTTGTTGTAATTGCCTGTCACCGCATAACTGAGTGCTGGAACGTTGCTCATGCGATGAAAAACCATCTGACCAATTTTTAGATTGGGATACAGATGTAAGCCGTGATAACGGCGCTCATTGGTCAACTCCAGCGTCAACTTGCTTCCGTGCCAACCTGGATCGCACCAACCAGCTAACAAATGATTCAATCCTTCTCTGGCGCGGCTTGACTTCAAGACGAACTGAGCAGAAATGTCGTCAGGCAGATTAAACGTCTCAACGGTCTCCGCCAGTACAAACTCACTAGGCGCTAAATAATACGGATCCTCCTCTGTCCTATCTGAAATATCAATCTCAATCAAATCTCTCTGGTCAGAAACCTCAATCATCAAGCGATGACCAAGGCGTAGGTCCAAGCTTGCTGGGTTCAATAGTTCTGGAACGAAAGGCCAAACCATCTGATGGCTATCGCAAAGAGACCTGATCTCCCAATCGCACAGAACCGCCATACAGATCAATTAAAACGCCAGCTTACTCATCGTCAACCAAAATCACCCAGCCCGTTCCAGAGCCTTCAACTTCCCAACGCTGTTTAAAAGCTTGACGTGACACCTTGGCATTTTTTCCGCCATAACGACCTGAATGACCTCCGCGTTCAATATCTGGCAAGCCTCTTGGGTCGTGCATGATCCAATCATCTTTGTCAAAACCAACGATGACGCTCCAATGACCGCAGCCATAGCTATCGCACATTGGTGGCTCACCTCTGCTCATGTCACCGTGATGAAGCCAACCAACCATGACTGGACGACCTGCTGCCAACTCAGCTTCAACCAGGCTCCCATCACCGTCTTGCCTGAACTCTGCGTGCAAACCTAAGCTCCTCAACGCACGAACTTGAGCCTCAATACTGGTTGTATCGCCAAATCTTTCTCTGATTCGGTTGTATTCATCATCAGTTTTCACCTTCCCATTAAAGGCTGCAACCATCGCAGCGGAGGAACTAAAGCACTCCCTGTAACCCCTGCCGCTTTTGTTGTCTAGCTGATGAAAATAAGGAACATGAGTTTGCTGCGCTATCCCGCTAGCCTTCCAAGCCTCAAACCAAGCGGCATCCTCTCTCAACAGCTCTTCAGGTAAAGCCTCTTCAAACTCTTTTATGGCAGCTAGCTGATGGGGTGTTCCCCTGAAATGCGCAAAGAAGGGCAACAAGGTAAGCACCATGAAAGCTCGGTTCATTTACTCAACGCTGGCTCAGGGCAGCTCGAACGTTGATACAAGGCACCTGCATGGTAGCCGGACAGAAACAAGAATCCACCCCCTCCGATAACAACGGCAATTAACGTCCCCAAAACAAAAAACCCGCTGATAAGAACCCAAGCGGGATCAGTCTTCATTTTTCAATCCTGCTTTCAGGGAACAGGTTCTTCTCGACGAAAACAACAACCTGATCATCCACAGTGTTGTCCGTTGTCTTGGCGTAAGCCCTCAACAGGTCAACGATCAGCTTTTTAACCGCCTTGCTCTTCAGAAACGAGAACAGTATTGGACGAACGAGAAACACCATAGGACTTCTGCTATTGGCCAGATTCTAGTTCCGGTCGCTATGACCCTCAAGCCGAGCAACTGAACGTTCCAGGTCACTAAGCCTCCCAAAGATCTCACGGTCTCTTGCCATCATGTCGGTATGGAGCACATCCATTCGTGTGGCTAGATTATCCATAGCTGAAGTAAGCCTCACTAGCGACTCTCGGCCTGCTTGGCTTTGGTTATTGGCGCGAACAACGCTTAGGCCAGCTACACCGACCGATGCTCCCGCTACAGCTGCTAAGACCTCTACCACCGCTCGACCAAACGCTTGGACTAATCATGGCAGATCCACAGGGAAATCAAGATGACAAGGAAGGCGTCTCAGTCGCAGACCTTGTTAAATGCGCTGTTTTGGTTTGGAGCGCAACATTACTAACCGTTTCTTATTTGGGCTTCTTTCCTCAAATGAAAATGGACAATACGTTCGTGGCAAGCCTTTTAACCGGTGCGATGGCAAGTTTTGGCATTGAACGTAAATCATCTAATCAACAGAAGAAAACACCGCCTAAAGTCGAAACACCTACTAGCACGCCTACAAAATGAAACGGTTTGCTCTCTTAGCGATTGCTCTGACATTCGCTCCAGCAGCCCACGCTGATCTGACTCATAAGATCCAAAGCTCTGTTCAATTGCAAGTTGGTGGAGCGATGACCACCGCAGATCGCATCGGATCAACGTTCTCCATCAGCGGTTCAGGTGTTGACACAACAGATGGCACAACGGCAAACACCATCTCGACAGGTGCCATCACTTCAGGTGTTTACGCTCCAGGAACCATTGCTGCAACTCAAGACAACCCTGGCTCAGCGTTTAGCTTTAGCCAGTCCTACACCCAAGCGGATGCCGTCCCAACATCTGCAACCACAGTTGGAACAGTGCAAAACTTTGGCAGCTTGCAATCCACTGCTTCTGGTACTGCTGGAACGCTGGCAGGAACGATCTCAAGCTCAGGAGCCATGACTGTGACTGCTGGTGGAGCAAACACCCTCGGCATTGGACAATTTGTCACTGAGTTGAGCATCGATTAATGAGAATCCTGCTCCTGTTGCTTTTTAGCTTGGCTGGAGATGCTCTGTTTTTTACCAAGCCGGTTGCAGCTGTGCCAGTTGTGCCCAATTTCTCAACTGGCTCAATGACGACACATACAGAAACAACCAGTAACGTCACTGAAACAATTGTGAGCGAGTCCTACGAAACAGGCTGGCAATACTCTGTAAGTGGCACCAACATTGAACCCGCAAACGGAGCCAGCCTTACACCAGGCACAACAACGGTTAACGGATGGTCAGCTCTCGACGTAAACAACAAACCAAGTTGGAACATCACAAACCCTGGTGGAGCGTTTCAATTCGTAGAAACCTATTCAGGCCCAGGCTTGTCCTCGGTGACCACAATTCAGCGCGTCACCGAAATAAATCAAGTCACCGACACTATCTCTACCTTCTCGCAATAGCCCTAGCCGCTCCAGCAAACGCAGAAACGATTGGCGGCGTCTCTGCTACTGCCGCTCCAACAGCAACCAGCTCAGGAAGCGTTACGAATCAGGCGGTGATGATTGCACCGTCTCAACATCTGACAAATTCTTATGGCAATGGCATTCAATGCCAAGGCCCAATTCTTACGGTCACTCCTTATGTCAATCGATCCAAATCTTGGCAGCTTCCGTTTGA